AAATAAAAAGCCAATTAGAGTAAAGTGAATCAATGGCCGACAATCAATTTATCGTAAGAAATGGTCTTTCAGTCAATGGATCATTTATTGCCAATTCAACAACTATTTCAATTCCAAATACAGCAACATTAATAGCTAATGGTTCTCCTGGTTCTGCTGGATATCAATTAACATCAAATGGAGCCGGTATTTATTGGAATGCCCCTGCTACATTATCAGTAAATGTAGCTTCTCAGTATGCGTGGACTAACACACAATCATTTTCCAACACAATTACATTTTCTGGATCGATTTTGGGAAATACTGTAAATGCCGTATCGTTTACAGTTGGATCATCTTTTGTTGCAAATTCAACTGGTGGTTATGATACCATTGGTAATCTTCGTTCAGTTCCAATTAATAATAAATCTAGTGTATATCAATTGGCATCAACGGATAATGGGCAGACAATATCAATTACAACAGGCGGTGTAACAGTAAATGGTGCTGTATTATCTATTGGACAATGTTTTTCAATTTTTAATAATTCAGGTTCAAATCAAAATATTACTTCTGGTACTGGTGTTACAATGTATCTTGGTGGAACAGCAACAACTGGTACTAGAACATTAGCACAATATGGGATTGCAACATCACTTATGGTTGCTTCTAATACATTTGTTATTTCTGGTGCTGGAGTTACATAATG